GCGAATGGCCTCGTGATCCGCGAAAAGGATGGCGAAGAGTCCGGCATTGTGCGCCTCACAACTGGTGACGCAATGCGGATCGCAGTTGACGCCATCGCCCCGCTGATTATCGAGTGGGCGCGGAAAGACCAGGCGGAGGTGGATGCGTCGAAAGCGGACCATGAAGGCCACCTCTGGTCTGGAGCGCCCGCAATGGCGTTCTTCAAGCTGGCAGACGCCATCCGCGCCCAGTTCGCCGGCGAGACAGGGGGCCAGTGATGCCTTGGGCAACGATCGCTCCGGTGCACACCTGCCGAACGCCCGGCAGTTTCCGCATATGGCTGCACCGAGGCAAGCCGGGCAATGGCTGGCACTGCGGTCGATGCGGGCAGTGGTGGTATCTGCGCCGCCGTAACCCCACGGGCAGGTTTGCGTTTTGGCAGTGGGATCAGATGCCCGAGACGACAGGAGGAACGACCAATGACTGAAAGCGTGAAGGAAACAAATAACCCGGCGATCGTCGGCCAGCTGTGGCCTGACCTAGATCGGGTCATCCAGTTCGTCGGTAACGAGCGCGGCGTGTGGGCGGGCTGCAACATCTGCGGCATGGGGTTGCGCGGCTGGCCGTCGATCGGCCCGACCGCGGGAAATGCACGCCTGCACCTGGATGAAAATCACCCCGGATGGGAAACGATCGGCGACCCGACAGGAGCCCCCGATGAACAGCAGTGACCCGACCCCCGAGCAGGACGAATGCCGAATCGTTGAGGTCAACGGTGAAGCCATTCGAGTGCAGGCGTCCGGCGAGTGGAACGCAGAAGATCACGCAGCGTTCGCAGAGATTGTGCGAGCCGCCAAGGCGCACTTTCGTGCAGAGCAGATTGGGGAGAACTGATGGCTGAGGCAACGCGGGTGAAGCCACCACGAGTCGGAAGCCCGATCATTTTCCGGGCGCAGAAGGACGGCCCGGAGCACATGGTCAAGCCGTGCAGCGGTCGCCACCGTGAACTGTGGCTTTCGGGCTACGTGGTGCTGTCGTGCAAAAAGTGTGTGATCGCGCCGCTGGCCGAGCAGATCGGGGAGAACCGTGGGTGACGAGTGCCGAATCGAAATTATCGACGGTGAAGCCATTCGGATTCACGGCTCGAAAGCGATGGACGAAGGGGACCGCGAGGCGTTCGCGCAGATCGTTCGGGCGGCCAAGGCGCACATGGAAGCAAATCCGCCCGCGAAGCTCTCCCACGACCCGTGCTGCTCCTCGCACGGCATCGCGATGACGTGTGCACGCTACCGGCGTACACATTTCGTGGAGGTGCGTCCCTGTTGCGAGCAGGATGCGATCGCACTCGGACTGCCTCATCTGGCCGCTACCCCGACCGAGGAGAACTGATGGACACCGACACTCTGCAAACCATCCACACCCCGTTCGAGATGGATACGTGGGAGGTAGACGACATCGGCGGTGTGCTGATCGAGGTCAGCCACACCCGGTTGATCATGTGCACCTGTTTACCGGTGGATGTGTACCCGTTGCCGTGGGGACACCATGAGGTGCAACCGTGAGCGCCCCATACCGTCGTTTCGGTGAATACGTGGAATCCGACTGTGACCGGTGGAACGCAGACGACCGGGAATCCAGTCCTATCGTTCACCAGTTCGATTCTCAGCCTGTTTCAACCTCACCTAGCACCGAACACCCGTACCATGAAACCAAGCCCGCAGGAAGGCGCACAGCGCATGAATGAAAACGACCAGACCGAAGAGCGCCCCTGCATCCGCGGCTGTGCGTGGGACAACCTCATCGAAGGCGAAGCACCGCGACCCAAGCCGGCCAGGCACGGCGGGCAGCTGTGTGACTCCTGCTACTACCGGATGAAGCACGCACTGCGGATGATCCCCGACATGATGGCGAACATGCGGGTGAAGATGATCCCGGCCGGAATTGCGAACTACGAATCTGAGCGTGTCGGTGGTGGAGGTGAAGGCTCGCCGGCACCGTTCAGAGTTGGTGCCCTCGACGCATCCGATGCTCTGTTCGCGAAACTTGTCTCCTGGGTAGATGCGCTATCGGAGGAAATGCACGCTCCTGTCCCCGGTATCCGCACATGGATGGGATTCTCCGAGGTGCAGGGATCTCGCCCCGTCTCCGCCGTGGCGGCACATGATCAGGCGGCGCAACTCACATCATGGTTCCTTGTGAGGCTCGAGGAGATCGCCGCATCGTCATCTGCCCTCGCCTTCCACGATGACATCTGCTGGGGGTGGGATGACTCGCTGGGGGTGTACAAGCTCACCGGACAGTACGGCGTCGAGCCGCGCCCGCTGCGTGCGGCAGACAAGCGAGAGTGCCCACTGTGCGGTCATCGCGAAGTGTTCGTGAAATGGCCCGACAAGCTCGACCCCGAAGTGGCAATACTCTGCGGCCGCTGCAAATGGGTGGCGGAACCGGAGAAGTACGGCCACTATGCGGAGTTGTTCAAGAGTGCCTAGCATGAGTTCCGTGTATGCGCCTGAATTGCTCTGCATCTGCGACGAGTGGGACTGCTGCGGCTCGGACGGTGGCACATGGGCCGTCCGATGCCGCCACTGCAAGGAAACATGGCCTTGCCCGGACTATATCGTTGCACATTCTGAGGGTGAAGTTCGGAGGCAGAAGAGGTATACAAACGCCCGCGAATATCCACCGTGGCCGGAAGTTGAAGATCATCCCTATGACTACCAAAACCGGTTCAACCGATGGGCGTTCGGTCATGCGTGACAACAATGGCATTCGCTGGCTGACAGTGAAGGAGGCCGTGTCTGAAACGGGCATGAGCCTCCGCACTGTCAGGGAGTGGATCGCGGGCGGCTTGCCGACACAGTTGGTGCGCGGGAGACGGTGGTTGCGGGAACCGGAACTGTTCGCCAAGCTCCGGGCGTCCTTGAGCGAGAATCAGCGCGTCAAGACACGTTTTCAAAATCGCCGGTGAGACTGCACACCCATGCAGTACGATTGCCGTAGGCATCCACATTCCCTCCGGGGGATCGGGTGCTTTCGTCATTTCTAGACGTGCCACCCGCCGACCAACCGATCTAAGATTCCGCGGCGCGAGGTTGGCATCCCTGTCCCGGCAGAGCGCCCCCTATTCGGCCTCGTCCGGTTGACACGGCACCGTGAGTCCAATTCGGGGGCGCACGGTGCCAACCATGGGAGTAAGTGTTACGGCAGCACGGCGGTCTCCAAAACCGCAGGCGCAGGTTCGACTCCTGCACGCTCAGCTACGGGGTGCAAGTAACGGTAACTGGTCGGTCTCATAAGCCGTACGATGCGGGTTCAATTCCCGTCCCCGTTCCCACTTCCCAACACACGGTTGGGATAGACCGCGAGTCGGTCTCCAGAAATGCTCCTAACAAAGCGGGAGTCGCACGTCCAACAAAAAGGAAAACCATGTCTGACACCATTCCCACCATCGGTCGCATCGTCAACTACGTCCTCACGGACGGAGACGCCACGGCGATCAACCAGCGTCGCACCGATGCCCAAGACTCGCTTGCGATGCACCGCAAATACCGGACCGGCGCAATCATCCACATCGGGAACGCCGCACGCGAAGGCGACATCTACCCCATGCTGATCACTCGAGTATGGGACGACTCGCTCGTCAACGGGCAGGTGTTCCTCGACGGGAACGACACCATCTGGGTAACCAGCGTCAAGTTTGACGAAGCTGGCACCCCGCGGACGTTCACCTACTAGCTTCGGTCGCTACCGAGGGAACAGTCTTGCTGGATCTCCGAGCTCAGAGACACGTTCACCACGTGCCTAGGAGTGGCTCGGGTGGCTTAGGGATGCCACAGCCTCGCAAGGGGCGGCGGTTCGAATCCGCAACAGCAGGATCACAACTGAATAGTGTCCGGTCGGGTGTCCAGCTCCGACCGGACACACCCCAGAGTTCAGGAGCATCAATGCGTGAGTGGTGCAGTTGCGCGGTGCAGCAATCCATTCGCTGTCACGACGCACGGTCAAAGACTGGCGCGCCAACCACTACCACGACGGCAAGCCCGACCCTGAACCCGACAAGAACGGCTCCGAGGCCATGACCGAACGGCGCCCACAACTCGACTACGACGGCCCGATCGTCTACCAAGCGCGCATCGGATTCCAACCCAACCAGATAGGCCGCTGATGCCTAACATTCTTCAGCCAGCGTTGCACCGCACGCAGATCCGGTTAGACAAACTCTTCCACGGCTCCGTCATCCTCGATCGTCACGGAGACGCATGGCAGCTATCCGGCGATTACTGGTATCGGGCCTACGGCGATGACAGTCAGGTTAGTTCGTTCGAACTGGCACAGCGCGGGCCCGTGACCACCATTCACGAGGCCATCGCATACCGAGGGCTACCGGTTATCGGAGGCCATTGATGCCTGACGACGCTGACACCATCCGGGCCAGAATCGGACAAGAGAACGCAGACAAGGTAGCCGCGAAGATGGCCGAATGGTTCGGGAATGAAACCGAGCTTGGGGCTTACGACGCAGACGCTGTACTCGAGATGGGCAGACGCGTTATTTAGCGTCGCGTATCTGGTAGATCCTCGCCCGCGTAAGGCCCGTGACCGCGACGACCTCCCCAACACCGGCACCAAGTTTCAGTGCGTGACGGATGGCACCGTCACGCCCCTCGTTGTTCACCCGCAACGCCGATTCGAGCCGTCGCGACTCGTCAGCCCAGTCCTTCAGGACGGCTGCATTATCTTCTGCCAACATGCCACCAGTGTAAAGGTCGCTTGATATAGCCGCCTATACATTTCGAGCTGCCCAACTCCACCCAGAGGAGAACCCGATGAGCAAGAAGGTCGACAAGGTCAAAGCCGAACAGTTCGGCGTCCGCTACCCAGACGGCAGGATCGAATGGGACGACGGAAGCACGTTCACACAGCTCAGAACGACCGCGCAGCGAGCAGTGTTCGATGCTGAGCGCCGTAGCCTCCTCACGAAAACAGGCGTAGCCAATGACCCCGGCGTTACCTTCCTGCACCGATACCGGATCATCTATTACACCGCGCCTGAAGCGATCGCGCCATGAGAGCACACGTCAGCCTCACCACGGAGGGCATGAGCGCGAAGCACCTCGAAGTCAACGGCCAGCAGATCCCAGGTGTGACCAATGTCGGCATCACCGTGAGCGCCGAAGGCATCCCCATTGCAAACATCACACTCATCGCCCTTGATGCACTCATCTTCGACGGTGATGCCGAAGTCAACCTCACAGCACAAACTGAGGACACGCTTCGACTGCTCGGATGGACCAAAATCGATGAGCAGGCAGAGGCAACCGATGGTGAGACCACACTGGTTGAGAGCGAAGACTACCCACCGACAGGCTCACACTTCCCAGACATCGGCGGCAGACGATGACATGGCTTGTCTACAACCTCATCGTCTGGAGCATGCTCCTCCTGTTCGCCATCTACCTTGTGGCCACACGCGACAGGTCAACGCGCAAGACGTGCCCACCCATATGGACAGCCGACACGTTGCTCCTGATCGGAGACTGGATATCGCGAGCAAAGCCGTAACCGAGTCGTGGTCGGCGCGCCCGTCTAACCGTGCCGATGTCGGATAACCCCGCGTTATTGAGACAGGTTCTCAGCAGCGAGCGAGAATGGTTCTCAACTAGTGCCGTTCAACCTGTGGATAACCCACACAGATGGCACTCACTCAGCGCCCAGCGAACGGTCAGACTGACATAAGGTTCATTATCGGTGCGTAAAAACGGACAGGGCGAGGCTGTGGATAACCGCCTGCTAGCTCCTGTCCATACCCCCAGTTTACAGGAGGCACCGTGTCCAGCGACATAGTGAATCCCGATGGCACACCCTGGACGCCCGAGTTCGACGGACAACGGCCACCGTTCCAACCCGGCAACCAGTTGGCCGTCACACACGGTGCCTTCTCCGCAGCTCGCACAGACCCCATCGCACGCCGCTACCTGGCAGAGCTCGCAGGCGACCCCACGCTTGGCTACCTTGACCAACCACGCTTCGCTGCCGGCCTCTGGCTGTGGGCTAGCGCAATGGCCAAGGTGGAGTTGTTGCAGGCGTGGGTTGACGACCAGCCCATCGAGGATGCAGCGGACAGTGACCGTGGCAAGACGTCCGCCCTCGAACTCCTCCGCAAATGGATGGCCACAGCACAGACATGGGCTGCACGCCTCGGCCTCGACCCACTCAGCGCAGCACGCCTCGGCAAAGACATCGCCAGCACACGCGTGGATCTCGCGACGCTGCTATCCCGACCGGACACCACCCCACCCCCCCCTGTGGACAGCGAGGGGCCCCGCGCATAGGTCGAAAAATATCCGGGATTTTCCTGATTTTCGGTCTGGAGGTTTTCCGTGGATTTGCAGACGTTGCGGGATGATGCGGGGGCGTTTGCTGACCATGTTTTGGGTGAGCCGATGTGGGATTACCAGTTGCGGTTTGCTCGGTCGAAGGCTCGTTACCGGGTTGTGAAGGCTGGCCGGCAGGTTGGTAAGTCGACCACTCTGGCGAAGATCGCGTTGCAGGTGGCGTCTACGCGGGCGAATGTCCTGGTGTTGGTCGTGTCGGCCGGTGATGATGCGGCGAAGCGTCTCCTGGCGGATTGTGTGGCGTTGGCGTCTAGGTCGGAACTCCTGTCGGGGTCGATCGTTGATGATGGCAAGTCCCTGCTGGCGTTGACGAATGGCTCCACGATTCGGTCGGTTCCAGCATCGATCCGGCAGATTCGCGGCTGGCCGGTTGATCTTCTGATCATTGACGAGGCCGCGTTCGTCGATAACGAGATTTGGGAGGCCGCGGAGCCCGCAATTTTGGCGCGACCCGGTTCCCGGGTGATCATGACTTCCTCACCGTGGGGGTCGAATGAGCATTGGTTCCGGAAGTTGTGGAACGAGGGCAACGATTCGCCTGGGGACCATGTGGAGTCGTTTTCGTGGTCGACGTTCGATTCGCCTCTTGCGGATAAGGAACTCCTGGAGCGGTGGCGTGCGTCTCGTCCTGCGGAGTGGTTCCGTCGTGAAGTGTTGGGCGAATTCACGGATGATTCGGGGGCGTTCTTCTCCGAGTCGGAGTTGATGGGCGCTGTCGCCGACTATCAGGTGTGTGCGCCGGAAGATTTGGAGTGGTGGCGGGATCAGAGGTTCGCTGCTGCGGGCGGTATTGACTGGGGTTACGCGCACGATGCGAACGCGCTGACGCTGGTGTCGGTTCTTGAGGATTACGGCCTGAATCGGGAGATGCTGGGCGAGAAGCTGGTGTTGTTTATCCCGTGGTTCGAATATCACTACCGGTGGCCGTACACCCAGTTCATCGAACGGGTCGTGGGGACGGCGAAACGGTACCATCTGCCGGTTATCGCGTCGGAGACGAACGGCGTCGGGCAGTATCCAACGACGATGTTGGACGACAAGATGACGGAGGCCGGGTTCTATTCGGCTGTGGCGCCTGTTGTGACCGATGTGAAGCGGAAGCAGACCGGCTTCGGCATGATCAAGGGGCTTCTGCAGGCCAAGCGTCTTGTTCTGCCGCGAGATCCTGAGCTTCTGAAGCAGTTGCGTGGTCTGGAGTTCGAGCAGCTGCCCGGTGGGTCGCTCAGAATTGCGGTTCCTGATCGGGTCGGGCATGACGATGTGGCGATGTCCTTTATGCAGGCCATTTCGTCCATCCGACTTGCCGGCGCAGTTCGTGACGGTGGCGGATTCGGGGAGTCTCAATTGGTTCCGGCCGACACGGAGGTTGTGCAGACCTCCAGCGGTGTGAAAGTGCCGGTGAATGCGCGCCCGGTGTCATTCCATCGTGAAGCGTTCACCTATCCGAAAGGTTCCGAGTCCGGCGAAGGCTGGTAACTCGACTCTGACATTGACCCTCCGGGGTCTTTTTTTATGCCCGGAAAGGGGTGCTCATGCCGCTGCCTCTTTCTGACACGAAGTCTGTGTGGCCGCCCGAGAACATGCAGGGCATTTTTGCTCACATGAACCAGTGGTCGGCCTGGTATTCGAACGATTCATCCAAGTTGCAGGCTGCGTACGGTGGCGGGCAGTCGGCGGACTCGACTGGGTTCTTCGCGTCCGATCAGGGCGGTTTCAAGCCGACTATCGGGCAGCGGATGCAGCGGTTCTTTGTCGGGCAGCGTCCTATGGGGCCGAACAAGAACACCAAGCTGCCGGTGCCGATTGCCGGGCTTCTCTGTCAGGCGGTCGCGGATCTGCTGTACGCCGACCCGCCCACGTTCACCGTGCGTGTCGACGTTGACAATGACGGCGACGGGGTTCCCGCGAAGGTGGCGAATCCGACTCAGGAGCGGTTGAACGAGCTCGCAGACGCGGGCATGTACACCATGCTTGCAAGGTCTGCGGAGGTTGGTGCGGCCCTCGGGGGGTCGTTCCTGCGTGTCGCTTGGGACAAGAGCGTTGTGCTCGATCGCCCGTTCCTCGATGCTGTGGATGCCGACCAGGCGTTGCCGGAATTCCGGTGGGGCCGGCTGGTTGCGGTCACGTTCTGGAGCGTCGTCGCCAAGGACGGTTCGAAGGTGTGGCGCCATCTCGAGCGTCACGAACTGGACGCCAAAGGCAATGGTGTGATCCTCCACGGACTCTATGAGGGTGAGGATGACAAACTCGGCACCCGCGTCTCGTTGAGCGCGCGACCGGAAACCATGAACCTGTTCGTCCTGACCGAGGGTTCTGTGGTCGCCGGTCAGGTGGACTCGTTGACGCCAGGGCTGTGTGTCGAATATGTGCCCAATCAGGGGCCGAATCGACTGTGGCGCACCGATCTTGTTGGGCGTCATTTGGGGCGTTCCAGCCTTGATGGTGTCGAACATCTCATGGACCAACTGGCGGAAACTCTGTCGGATTGGATGCGTGCCCGGAGGGCCGCGAAAGCACGTGTCTGGTACGACAAGTCTTTGCTGGGGAATCCCGGTCCCGGCCAGGGTGCTATTGCGGATCTGGATCAGGAAATCTATGTGGGGGCGTCCGATTCGGTCAAGGGTCCGAACGTCAAAATGTCGGACAAGCTCCAAGTGTTGCAGCCGACATTCGACCCGCTCGGATATGAGAAGACGGCCACGATGCTCATTGAGCAGATCGTGCAACTGTCCGGATTCGCGTTGCAGACGTTTGGTCTGGGGCAGTCGACTACTCGTTCGATCGAGTCCACGGCGACCGAGGTTGAAGCGCGGGAACGTCTGACGTTCCTCACCCGAGGTCGGTTCATCCGTACGCAGACACCGCATCTTTCCCGGATTCTGTCGAAATTGTTGGCGGTGGATCGTGTCGTGTTCGGCACCCCGAACGTGGATGCGCCGATCTGGGTTGAATTCCCCGATTCGGTGCAGGAATCCATGCTCCGCCTGGCCCAGACGGTGCAAACCCTGTTCGTAGGCGAGGCGGCGTCGAAGGATCAGATTGTCCGCATTCTGCACCCCGGTTGGAACGACGACATGTGGGATGAGGAAGTCGCGAAGCTGAAAGCGGAGTATGCGCCGTCGGTGACCGACCCGTTCTCGTTGCCGCCCGAGAATCCTCAGCCGAATGCCGGTCAACCCGCGAAGTAGGTGAGCATGTCCGACCCTCAACCTCAGCGGGATCAGGCCCTCACAGCACTGCTGACTGTGCTCGAAGCGGCGCTTGTGGCCGAGTTCGCCTCAATGCAGACGGTTCTCCTCCGCCGATTCGCAACATTGATCGCCCAGTACGGTGTCGGCGACATTCTGTTGCACAAAATGCGTGGCGCGGCAAGCACGGCGGTCGTGCATTTGCAACGAACC